CCGGTGGTCATGTCGAGGATGACGCCGGTCGCCGACCACAGCACCGTCCCAGGCCCCGCGACGCCGCCGCCATACCAGCCGCCCCAGCCGTAGTCATCGCCAGACCCCCAGCCGCCGAAGTGCTGGCCGTAGCCGCCCCGGTGGTCGGGCCAGACGAACATCGAGACCGCCGGGCCGCCGATACCGCCAGACAGTTCGATCGGCAGCGCGTCGGGACTGTCGCGATCGACGATGGAGACGTTGAGCGTGACGCTATCGGTGCCTCCCAGCACGAGGTCGCGGGTTGGCACGCGAACCGGCGAGATGCGATCGAGCGGGAGGGTGAGGGCGAATGCTGTCATGGCGTGTGATCCCTCGCTTTGATCCGCTCCTCAAGCCGCGCGACGCCTTCACGCAGAGCGGCGTCTGTCGTCTCCAGCCCACGCCGCACCTCGCCGACCGTCTTGCGGTTCTCATCCATTATCGTCCGCATCTGGCTAACCTCCGCGCGCAAGATGTCCACGCGCCGTTCCAGATGATGAACGGAGGCGAACCACGACGCCGCCGCGATGACCGCGCCGATGAGCGTGCCGACAATCGCCAGGATACCGGCGGCGATGCCGACGTTCGCTCTGAGCCAACCAGCGGCGTCATCTGCCATATCATGCGATCACGATCACTTGCACACTCTGCCCCGATGGCGGCGGCACGATGCTTCCCACGATCCCCGTCGCGGCGAGCGTCTGCGCGGCTTGCGTTACATTCAGTCCGCCGCTCACGCGGATCTGGCCCGTGGCGATGAGCGTTTGCACGGCCTGGAATGCCGACAGCGTGCCGGTGATCGCGCCGAGCGCCGCGACTGTTCCGGTCGCCGCCAGGGTGTCGGGCTGCTCCGTGGACGCCAGTGTTCCGGCCACGCGCACCGCGCCAGCGGCGGCGATCGTGTCCGCCTGCTCCGTGACGGCGAGCGTCCCACCGACAGCCACGCGACCAACCGCCGCGATGGTATCGTTTGCTTCCGTGACAGCCAGCGTGCCGGTGATCGAAGCCGGTGCGCCGGCCACCTTGAAGGCCGCGATGACGGCCGCGCCGCCATTGCCTCCCGTCGTCCACCCCGGGTTGGCGGCGGCGGCGGTTGTCTGGATCAGGTATGCGCCCGCGTTGGCGTAGTTGTTCGCGCTTCCGAACGGCACCGTGTTCGTGATCGTGAAACCGGCGTCGATGGTCGCGCTGGCGTCGGCGAAGGAAAGCCCGGTCACGACGACGGCGTTATTACTCGTGGGAGTAATGGACCCTGGTCCCACGGGGCTACTATTGCTCGTGCCCCCGTTCTCCACATCGAACGGCGACACCGTGGCGGTGCCACTAAATGCCATGACAGCACAGGCGGAATAGGAGGCCGTAGACGTGAATGTGTGCCCGGCGCCCACGGTTGGGGCCGCGCGATACCAAAGTCGCGCACCGGCGTTATTCCGTCCGGGGCCGGCTCCCGCCTGTCTTAATGTCAGGCCGGTGTATGTGTTGCCCTTGTTGTCCGTCGGCGCGATGAACGTCACATCGTCTTCTTGCGACACGGCTATGACGATGAGCGTCGCGCCGGTCGTGTTGATGGACACGCTTGTCCCGCCGGTCGGACCTCCGGGGATCGTGACGTTCGAGACGAGCGCGATGGCCATTTAGAAGTTGCCGGCGGTAATACTAAACGATGTCACGGAGACTGTCTGACCGACCGCGATGGAATTGTTGTTCAATACGAGGTCGGTCATCACGCCCTGCATCACGCAGACGGTGCCGGTGTTGTTGAAGATGCGCCACGACGCCGCCGTTCCGGCCGTGCCAGCGACGCCTGACCATGTTCCGGCGAGGGCCGTCACCGACGCCGCGGCGGTGCTGCCTGTCGTGATGGTCAGCGGTGGCGCCGGAAGCGTGATCGCGACCAGTGACCCGGTCGGGCCAGGGGTGGTGTCGGGTTTGGCGACCTGCGCGCCGGAGTAGATGACCAGACTTCCCGCGGTCGCGGTGCCGATATTGTTGATGAGCGCCTGTAGCTGGGCGGTCTGCGCGGCGGCGCTATAGAGCAGGGCCATTCGCTAAATCCTCGAACACAACAGGGTAATTCCGACATCGCTTAGCGTCGCGTCTTGCATCGGCGCGATGAGTTGCAGCACGTCGCCGGCGTTGAGCGTTCCGCCTGATCCGGCCAGTGTCGCGCTCGTGTTGGACGCGGGCGTGATGGTCACGGCGCCGATGGGCGTGACGGTCGTGCCGTTGACGATGCGGTTCAGCGAGAAGGCGGCGTTACTGGTGGCTTTTGTCGAGTCATAGATCGCCGTCCCGGCCAACGCGGCAGGCACCGACATGGGCATCGCGATGGGGGCGTTGGCGATGGCGCCCGAGGCTGGTTTCCCCGCGAGAACGAACGTCACGGTGACGGGCGGCGCGCTCGCCGTGTTGACGATCGTCGTCCACTTGGTGCCGTCCCACCGCCACGTCGCGCCGGCGGCGCTGAATATCTGGCCAGGTGTGGGACTGTCGGGGAAGTTCAGCATCTACTCCCCTGCCTCTGCCTGTGGCACGAGGGCGAGCGGCTGCTGCCCCTCCGCCTGCCGCGCGCATTGGCCCTGGATCGCCGCCATCAAAGGCGCGACGACCGCGTAGGCGACGGGCGCCTGCGCGATGACACGCAGCACGGTTTCCCACGTCTGCGCGTCGAGAGTGATGCTGATGCGGTCGGTCGGGTTCATACCGTCCTCACCTGTAACGCCGATCCGATGCGGTAAACGCCACGCACCGGCACGCCCTTTGACGCGGCATCAGCGTCGCTGGTGGCGGCGACAGGCAACGTGCCCAGGATGAGATTGTTGCCATCGCTGCTTAGCGTGATCTTCGCGGCACCACCTGTTCCAGCCGTATCCAATGCGAGCGTATGTCCCGTCGCGAGCCAGATCGCATTGGCCCCGGCCATCTGCGTCGCCGCTTTGGTATTTAGCGCGGCGATACTGAACGATGCCGCCGCCAGGATCATGTTCTTATACCAGCCGGTGTGGCCGCTGAACCGAAAGAACGATATCCCGGCGGTGACCTCCACCGGGTCCCCCGCCGCGTTGTCCTGGCCAATCACGAACGACATCACCGTGCGCCCAATAGCCGGTGTGTGATCGTCTAGTCCGTTGGCGAACAGATCAATTTCCATCGTCTGCATGATCCCGTCCTGGGACGATGGCAAACCAGTTTGGCTGCGTAACTCAAAGATGCCGCTCCAGGCATTACAGCCGGAGGTGCCGCCGGTCAGGATACTGTCGCGCACCTGTTGAGAGTAGAAACCGACATGCCCGTTGACGGTGTTATTTGTCGCGAAGTTGGACTGATTGAGTAAAGCCCAGACACCGTTGACGTTGCTGTTAACGTCGGTGAACCATCTGGCGTGGCGATATTGCGAGCCACCGGAATGATCGAGCCGGATGAACGAGTATTGCTGCGGATCGTCTGTCGTTGTCGTGCCGCCGACCTTGTTCGAGTATAGTGCCCCGGTGCCGTTGCGGGGGTTCGTCGGGTTCATCTCGAAACGGGTATGACCCCCGAGCGATGTCCCTCCGACGAGAAACTTACTGGTGGTATTCGCTGCCACCGTGAGGGCGTCGTTGAATATCGTCGGACCCGTCACCGTCCCGCCCGAAAGCGGCAGGAAACTCCCCTCCAGCGTGCTCGCGTCGATGCTGTTGGCGGACACCCACTGAACCGACGAACCGTCATCGTAACGGACGAACAACTGGCCGGAGTTGCTGTCCCACCATAACGGTTCGTAAACAGTGGAGGACGGCGCCGTGCCGACGACCGCGCCGCCCATGCCGGGACTGCCGGGTGGTCCTGATGGTCCGGGCGGTCCCGGTGGCCCAATCCACCGCGCCGGGTCGGGTGGCCCAACAGCGGTGCCGGGATAGTCGGAATATTCGAGTCTATATTGAACGGTCGCGGGTGCGACCGTAGCGGATGTGACTGAAGGGTAGCCATATTTGAGCCGATTGCTCATGCTACCCTCCGCGCGTTTTCGCTGCTATACTTGAGCGAACGTCTGGACCGCTGGAAACGGCCCAGACGCTCTGACCAACAGACCCTTTCATGGAGGATCATATGGCTATCAAGACATTGCCACCCCGCGCGCTGCTCCACCAATTGCTGCGGTATGACGCTGAGACTGGCGATCTCATCTGGTTGCCCAGAACCGCGGAAACGCTCATTCAAAACCGCCACAGAGAGGGCTGGAACAGCCGGTATGCGGGAACTGTCGCCGGGCACGTCAAACCCCTCCCGGACCGGCGTGGCTATGTGCACATCGCCATTCAAGGAACCATTTTCCGAGCGCATCGCATTGTCTGGGCTTATGTTCGTGGCGAACCCGTGCCCGACATCATTGACCACATCGACAACGATCAATTGAATAATCGGATCGAAAACCTCAGAGCAGCGACCGCGTCGCAAAATCGGGGAAACAGCTTCATGCGTCGAAGCAGCACGAGTGGCATAAAGGGGGTCAGCATCTCCCCCTATGGCAGGTTTGTGGTCCACATCCGACAAGAAGGCCGAGAGATCTGTCTCGGATCGTTCGTCACCAAAGACGAAGCTATTCGCGCTTACGAAGCAGCCGCCGTCAGAGTGTTTGGTGAGTTCGCGAGGGTGCATCATCACTAAAAGTAATCCACGACTACGCGCTCGCCGCTCGTCGGTAGCGCCACGTAACGAAATATCGCCACCATCGCCATCGCCGCGTCCTTCGGATCGGTTTTACGGTCGAACAGCGGCGCGAGCGCATCGGCGGCGAGAACGACATAGGAATTTCCCACGGCGTCCGGGATGTCCTGGGAACTCCATCGCGCGATCCCGCGCATCGCCAGATCATTGTGAACGTCCATCACTGCCTGCACGGCGTTGTCGTCCGCCGACAGCACCATGGCGCCCTTCCGCACCCGCGCCTCCAGCAACGCCAGCGCCGCCGGGTCGGACGCCTTCCCGAAGCTGGTCGCCATCTGGCCAGCCGCGAGTTTTACGACCTCCTCGACAAACGCACGCGGCACGGCGGCCCCGTCCCACCAGATGACGCCCTGAGCGTCGAGCGCCGCGTGAACGGACGCAACCTTGTCCAGCGCCAACGCCTGATCGCTGGCCAGCGGCGTTTCGTCCGAGGCGATGACGCCCAGTTCGACCAGGGCCATCGTCGCGATGGTGGCGGCGGGGATCATTTCGGTCAGGGTCGGTGAATCATCGAGTGGAACGACCCGGACGCCCAGCAGGCGAAGGGCTTGCTGGGCGATCGTTGAGACGGGAACGGTCACACTATTTCCCTCGGCGCGTGCCCGCCGCGCCAGGGTCGGTAATCGTCACACCCACCGAGGGCGGTGCAGCCGTCGTCCCGGCGGCGTTGGTCGCCGACACGACACAGGTAGCCATTTT